AAAGAACCTGTAACGGCAAGATTTTATTCTGCTCATTTTGCTTTTACTTTAGGTAAATTTAGTGAAGAGGTTCAACATGATCCTGAATTTTATTTTCATGGAGAAGAAATTTCAATTGCTGTAAGATCATATACTCATGGATATGATTTGTTTCATCCCCATAAGGTTGTTATTTGGCATGAATATACTCGTAAGGGTAGAACAAAACAATGGGATGACGATAAAGAATGGGGTAAAAAAAATGAATTTGCTCACAAAAAAAATCGTCAGTTATTTGGTATGGATGGTGAAGAAATTACTTTAGATTTTAGTAAATACGGTTTTGGTACAGAAAGATCATTAAGAGATTATGAAATATATTCAGGTCTTTTGTTTTCAAAAAGAGCGGTACAACAATATACCTTAGATAAAAATTATCCTCCAAACCCACATATTTTTGAAACAGAAGAAGAATTGATGTCAAGTTACGCATCAATATTCAAACACTGTATTGATATTGGGTTTACTCAAGTACCTGAGAAAGATTATGAATTTTGGGTGGTTGCCTTTCACAATGAAAACGATGAAACCCTTTTTAGGAAAGATGCTGACATCAATGAAATTAATTCAATGATGAATGACCCTGATGGGTATTGTAAAGTATGGAGAGATTTCCAAACAACACATAAACCAAAATACTGGGTTGTTTGGCCTTTTAGTACGTCAAAAGGTTGGTGTGAAAGAATAACAGGAAATTTATGATTTTAATATCATATACTTAATATTGATTTAATAATATAAACAAAAAATATAATAAAAATGGAATACCCAATAAGTGAAATTTTAGATAGATATTCAATTGCCGTTTTAAAAAAACAAAGATTAGATGCCGATAATGATGTTGAATTAAAAGATTTGTCGGAAGTAATTGAAGATTATAAAATAATTAATTCTCAAGTTATTGAGACTTATATCGATAAATTAATTTCTATTAATGGAGAGATATGGGATTTAGAATCTGATATTAGAAAAGGCAAAGAAGGTGAATTAGGATTAGAAGAAGTTGGTAGGAGAGCAATAAGAATTAGAGAATTCAACAAAATTAGAGTTGGTTATAAAAATATAATCGTTGAAACTTTTGGTGAAGGATATAAAGATGTTAAAATGAATCACGCAAGTTCTGATGTATAAGATAGTAATTTCCCTAACAACAGTACCCGAACGTTTAAATCAAGATGTTGAGGATGGTTTTAAATTGGTTATGAAATCAATTTGTGAACAAAATTTCAATAATTATGAAGTACATTTAAATTTACCTTTTACATATAATGTTACGGGTGAAGAATACATAATACCACAATGGTTAGATGACTATCAAGAATCATATGACCATTTAAAAATCTTCAGAACGGAAGATATGGGACCACCAACAAAGGTTATTCCAACTATCATTCGTGAAGACAGTAATACGTTATTAATCGTTGTTGATGATGATTTAGTTTATCATGAAGATATGATCTTAGAACATATAAAATACCATATAGAGTTACCTAATTCTGTTGTACTATATGACGGTAGAAGTTTAGTGACTCCAAAGTACGGTGATTTAAGGGATTCTTGGGTTTTAAGTGTAAATGAACCATTGGAGGTAAAAGACTTACAACATTATAAATCAGCATCATATTTTGTTAAATATTTTGAAACTGAATTCTTTAGTGATTTTGTGGGTAAAACAAAATCAGATGATGTTTTATTGTCATTTTACTTTAAGTTTAAAAAGATAAAAATGTTTGTTGTTCCCTACGTCCCTGATGTTGATAAGTTATCAACGTATGATGATTGGTATAAATTTCAAGGGGTAACAACATTTCCAGTTATTAGACATTCAAATAGTGTAACTAATACTGGATGTAATCACCCAACAATGTTAGACGAACAACCAAAATTTTTTATCCCTGAGGAATTTAAAATAATTGAAAATCCAAATTATAAACCATCGGATAATGTTATTGTTAGTTCTAAACCAAAAATAGTTGATGGGATTGCTAAACCCAATATTCCTGAAATCATCGAAATTAATAATATATCCGACTTAGTGTATAAATTAGCCGGCGATTTTAATAAAATAGATAAAAGATTTTGGGACACAACACATCTAAGTGGAGAACAACATAATAATGAAAGAAGTAAACCGGCACCTTATATTAAAAAAACCTCTGAAATTGCCAAAGTTTTAGGACTTAAAACCGTTGTCGAAATTGGATCAACAAGACATGGTCTTACTCCAAAATGTATTAACTATTACTATTTAGGTGATAATCCTTTTGTGTCACCTCCTTGTTGTGCTGACGGTCACGGAGGTATAATGTTTGCGTTAGAAGGTTTTGATGTTCATTCTGTTGATATTGATAAAAATTGTGTTATTCATGCTGAGTGGTCATTTGGGTCATTAGGTAGAGAAATTCCTAAAAATTTACATTTAAATATTCCAAAAGACGGTATTGAATTTTTAAAAGAGTTTGATGGAAAAATTGATGTTTTATTTTTAGATGGTTGGGATGTCGGAACCGATTTATATAAAGAAAAACATTTAGAATCATTTGAAGTGTGTAAAGATAAATTATCCGACACCCATTTAATTCTAATTGATGATACCGACTTTATATTAACAAATGAAGGTAAAGATGCTTTATTATCACCTCATTTAATATCATTAGGGTACATTTTACTTTTTGATGGTAGACAAAAATTATATATAAATAAAATATAATATGGAAAATTTTTTTGATGAGTCATTACACTTTTTAGGTAAAACTAATAATACCATAACCGCATTAAACATTGGTTCAATGGATGGTGTGATGTTTGACGAGATGATTGGGTATACTAAAATGTACAATTTTAATGTTCTATATGTTGAACCAATACCTTACCTATTTGATAGATTAAAAAGTAATATTGGTGATGTAGGATTATTTGAAAATAGTGCAATATCTGATTATGATGGTGAAATTGAAATGATGACAATTGACAAAGAAGTCATTGATAGTGGTTTAATTCACAGTTGTTTTTATGGTATGAGTGCGGTTTATCCACCTAAAAATGGTTTGGGAAGTGAAGGCGATAGACTTACAGTTGAAAAATATGGTAAGTTGGTTAAGGTTCCATGTATCACATTTGAAACCTTAATGGATAAACATAAACTAAATAACTTTGATATTCTTAAAGTTGATGCTGAAGGACATGATTTTAAAATTTTTAAACAAATTGATTTTAAAAAATACACACCAAAGGTTATAAGATTAGAATGGATTAATTTATCTGAACAAGAACAAAGTGAGATAATTGAAATATTCAAAACTAATGATTTTATATATGAAATATCGGGTCAAGATATTGTTGGGTTACCAAAATATTTTTATGATGAAATTTTTTCATCAAGTAAACCAAAAAATAATATTATTAAAAAAACTGTTAATACTCAAAACAATGTTATTACTATAGTTACGGGACTATGGGATATAGGTAGAGGAGAACTCCAAGAAGGGTGGTCTCGATCATACCAACATTATTTAGATAAGTTTCAACAATTATTACAAGTTGACGTAAATATGATAATTTTTGGGGACGAAGAATTAGAAAAATTTGTATTAGATAATAGACGTGATGAAAATACTCAATTTGTTCGTAGGGATTTATCATGGTTTAAGAATAATGAATTCTACGATAAAATTCAAAAAATTAGAACCAATCCTGATTGGTATAATCAAGTTGGTTGGTTAACAGATTCGACACAAGCTAAACTAGAGATGTATAATCCTTTAGTTATGTCTAAAATTTATCTTTTACACGACGCAAAAATTTTAGATAAGTTTAATTCAGAATATATGTTTTGGGTTGACGCCGGATTAACTAACACAATACATCCAGGATATTTTACACATGATAAAGTTTTAGATAAATTACCCCAATTAGTTAATAATTTTCACTTTGTTTGTTTTCCATATGAAACCAATAGTGAAATACACGGATTCAAATATCAAGAGTTGTGTGATTTAGTTGGTAAACCTGTTAATATGGTTGCTCGAGCTGGTTTCTTTGGCGGAAAAAAAGACGCAATAACAGAAATTAATAGTATCTATTATGGGTTAATGAATGACACATTATCACAAGGGTTAATGGGAACCGAAGAGTCATTATTTACAATTATGACATACAAGTATCCAAACTTAATTACTTATTCAGAAATAGAAGGTAATGGGTTAATGGGTAGATTCTTTGAGGATTTAAAAAATACGACTGTTGAGGTTAAATCGGAAGTATCAAAAGATGTTGTTGTAAATAATTTGGACACATCAAAGGTTGGTCTTTATGTTATCACATTTAACTCACCAAAACAATTAGAAGTACTTATCCAATCAATGTTGGATTACGATAAAGATTTTATTGAGAAACCAAAGAAATTCTTATTAGATAATTCAACTGATTTATCAACAACACCAAGATATATTGAACTATGTGAACAATATGGTTTTGAACACATTAAAAAAGATAACATTGGGATTGTTGGTGGTAGAGTATTCGTTGCAGAACATTTTGATGAAACTGATTTAGATTTTTATTATTGGTTTGAAGATGACATGTCATTTTACCCTAAAAAAGGTGAGGTATGTCGAAACGGATTTTCTCGTTATGTTGATAATTTATATCAGAAATCATTAGAGATAATACAAAAAGAAAATTTTGATTTTCTTAAACTTAATTTTAGTGAATTCTACGGATCCAATGATATTCAATTTTCATGGTATAACGTACCACAAGATTTTAGAAAAAATCATTGGCCAAAAAATCCTAAATTACCTACTCAAGGATTAGATTCTAATTCACCTAAAACAAAATTTGATGAAATACATATTCACAAAGGATTACCATATATTACGGGTGAAATATTTTTGTGTAATTGGCCAATTGTTTTAACAAAAAAAGGTAATTATAATTGTTATTTAGAAACAAAATGGGCTCACCCTCATGAACAAGTACTTATGAGTTATTCTTATCAAGAAACAGTAAAAGGAAAAATTAATCCTGGATTATTATTATTAACTCCAACGGAGCACCATAGATTTCATCATTATGATGGTTCTTTAAGAAAAGAAAGTTAATATTTAGTAGTTCAGCATATTTATAGTAAAAACTATAAATGGAATTTTTCATTAAAAAGAATGCAACTCTCCCTATATTAAAATTACAGGTTGTAAAAGACGGTAGAAGTGATTATAATTCTTTCATGGATATGATTGAAGAGTCCTCTATCTTCTTTTCAATGACTAATGTTGAAACCGGGATTCCTAAAATTTCAACAAGTTCGGCTGGATTTGTTGAGAAAGTACTTTTGGATCCTAATGCGGAACCTGAATATTACATTTATTATCAATTCAAACCACAAGACACAAATAAAACTGCAAGATATGAGGCTCAATTCTTATTAAGAAATTCTCAAGGAGTTTTAATATTACCAATACGAGAACAATTATTTATTAATGTACAAGAAAGTTTCATTGCGGAAGATTTACCATATGAAAGTTGTTATTTAATAGAGTTTCCTTGTTGTAATAATGTGTGTCCAACAACAACTACAACAACTACAGAATGTTGTTGTCCTCAAGACACTCCAACATCAACACCAACACCAACTGTCACACCAACACCGGGATTATCACCTACACCTACACCAACACCGGGATTATCACCTACACCTACACCTACACCGGGATTATCACCAACACCAACACCAACAAAAACTCCAATACCTCTTCCGTCACCAATAGATGAGTTTTGTTTTAGTGTGTTTATTCAATCACCAACAGTAACTCCAACACCAACAATTACACCAACAGGAAGTCCAATTCCTTGTTGTAATACTTGGTATTATTTTGGGGGACCTGTTTCTGGATCTACATTCCAATGGTTAGATTGTTCAGGAAACACAACAACCTTTAGTGCTTCAACGGGATACGCTTCTACAATATGTGCGTTATCCGTTATAAAATTATCGGGAGATGGTCAAACTTATCTTGAAAGTACTTGTACTTGTGGTTCCGCACAACTAACCCCAACCCCGACTCCTACACAAACACAAACTCCAACAACAACTCCAACAACAACTCCAACAACAACACCAACAACAACACCAGGATTATCACCAACTCCAACTCCAACAAAAACAAAAACACCAACAACAACAACAACACCAGGATTATCACCAACACCAACACCAACAAAAACACTTACTCCTACTCCTACCGTAACACCAGGATTATCACCGACACCTACACCAACAAAAACACCTACACCAAATCCTACCGTAACACCAGGATTATCACCGACACCAACACCAACACCAACTTGTGGAATTATAACTAATAACACTATTTATATAAAATATAATACTAAATCATGTTAACTGACGAAATAAAAGAAATTATCGAAGAACTTTTTAACGCCACACCTAATGATGTGGGCGTTGGTTATGGTACAAAAATAAAAAATGGTGAAATGACTAATGAAGAGTCAATCATATTTTTTGTACCAAAAAAAATACCGTCACATTTAATTCCTGAAAATGAATTATTACCTGATGTTGAATTTACTTTAAGTGATAGAGTTCTAAAAACCGATGTTATTGAGGTGGGTATAATTAAAACTTTTGCTTGTGATCCTAGTTGTTACACTTGGACAAATCCAGGTACACCACCAACAAATCGTCTACAACATAGACCAATTAAAGGTGGTATATCAATTACCTCTCAAACTAAACTTGGTTTTGTAGGTACTTTAGGATTTATTGCGGTTGATGTTGCAACTCAAGCTTTGGTTGGTGTAACAAATAATCACGTTGTAATTAGGGACGCATCATACACAAGTCAAAGAAACCCATCAGGTCTTATACAAAATGAATATGATATTATTTCAGGTGGGGCGGTACAACCTGATTCTGCATTTCAAAATGGGGAATCATCTTCACCTGCTCCTGCAGCTATGATTGGTCAAGTTGTTAGGTATGTTCCGATATCCGTGTCGGGTGGAGTTAACAAAGTTGATGGAGCACTAATTTCAGTTGAATGTAATCCAGTTATCGATATTGCGGAATCTTTCAAACAATTTGGTTTGACTTATAATTCTCCTTACGTTTTTGCAACAACGACAGAAATTAATAATTTATTAACAACAAATCCAATGTTGTTTAGTAGTGGTAGAACAACAGGAGTTAAACAAGGAATACCTTGTCCACTAAGAACTTTCACGTTGGGTTTTGCTGGTGGTGTCAGTGGATATAATATCCAAGGAACATCAACCACAATTCCATTCACGGATATAATTATGTTTGTAAGACCCGAAAACGACCCTAACTTAGCAACCGTTTGTAACTACCCTATTTTTGCTGGTGATTCTGGATCTGCATTGGTTGCAGATTTTAGTGGTACATCAAAAATTGTTGGACTAGTGTTTGCTGGTTCTGAATATTATGGGTTTGCTTGTAGAATTGACCACGTAGCAAGTGAACTTGGTATTCAATCTTGGGATGGAACAACTAAACCATACGTTGATTCAACCACAATATCCTATATTACAGTGCCAGGGTTTAATAGTGTTAAAACACAAGTTTCGGGGGGTGACACATATTGGCAAGTAGGCGCTTATAATTTAACAGTACCATGTGATATTAGTCCAACACCTACTGGTACACTTACACCCACACCTACCCCAACCACACCTTGTTGTAAAACTTGGGCTTATTATGGTGGTCCGTTTGGTACTGGTTCAACAATTTCTTATGTTAGTTGTGAAGGTGTAACAATTTTATTACCCGTTCCCACCTTCCAAACTGGTACCATATGTGCAATAAGTGCAAGTGTTATTTCTGGATCGGGTTCTGTTTATACTGAAGATTCATCATGTGATTGTATTCCAATTCCAACACCAACACCAACTGTCACACCAACACCGGGATTATCACCAACCGCAACACCAACCGTAACACCAAGCGAAACTCCGAGACCAACCGAAACTCCAACAACAACACCAACACCAACAATAACAACAACACCAGGATTATCACCATCAACAACACCAACCAAAACACCGACACCAACAGTAACTAAAACTAAAACTCCTACTCCAACGGTAACTAAAACTCCAACACCTACACCAACTAAAACACCTACACCAACACCTGTTAACGCAGCTGTTGGTCCATTTACGTCATTTGTGACATTTGAATCATATAATTGCTAATAATAAAAAAAATGATAACAGAAGAAATAAATAAAAAATTAAAAGAATGGAGTGATAATACACCATCTGATGTTGGTGTTGGTTATGGGTTTAAACAAACTAACGGTATTTATACTGGTGAAGTTTGTATTGTTTTTTCGGTGAAAGAAAAAAAACCGTTAAGTAATTTATCCGATAATGAAATTTTACCATCAGAAATAAAAATAAGTGAAAATAAAACACTTAATACTGATGTAATACAAGTTGGTGAAATTTATACTTTACAATGTAGTAGAACAACACCTATCACTAACTCACCTCCGCTTTGTGAGCCTTTTGTATTAACACCACCAACAAATAGATCTGCATTTGCAACATTGAGAGGTGGTATATCTATAACTTCGGTAAGAAAAGGTAATTCTGTTGGTACTTTAGGTATGATTGTGCAAGACATACACACGAACGCTTTAGTTGGTTTAACAAATAATCACGTTGTAATTGGAAACTCTATAAAGGCTCAATATCAAAATTTAAATCCTGTATTGGGAAATAATTTCCCAATAACTAACGAAATAAATCCAGATAATGACGTTTGCCAACCTGGGGAATTTGGGTTTCAAACAGGTAGTAAATTTGGTCAAGTTGTTAGATATGTACCAATTTCACCCTATCAAACTTTACCACCAAGTAGCGGATGGATAGCATCTCCATTAGGATTACCAAAAAATAATGTAGATGCCGCATTAGTTAGTATTAATTGTAATGAAATTGATTTTAATCAATCTTTTAAATTTTCGGGGTTTGAAGCTTTAATGCCTAATCCATTACCTTTTGCAACAACCGCTGAAATTAATAACTTATTGGTAACAAACCCACAATTATATAGTACTGGTAGATCAACCGGACCAAAGGGTTTAGGAACACCGGGATGTGAATTAAGGATTAGTCAGATAAATGTTGCAACTGCTGTTGGACCTTATAGTTGGCATTTAGCTGCTGGCGGTCAACAATATAGTACAGCTGCAGATTTTAACCCAAGATTAATAGCATTTTTTAAACCAAGCGGTATACCTGCTCAACCACACTGTTTATGGCCATGTGCCGGTGGTGATTCAGGATCAATGTTAATTGCCAATTTTGGTACCCAACCATCACCAAACTTTAAAGTAATAGGTTTAGTATTTGCCGGTAATAGCTGCCCATCTTATCCCACTGCTACTGGAGCCAACAATGTTTTTAACACTAATTACGCCATAACTCCTCCACCAATAGGATGTGGTTTACCAAATTCATACAACAATTGGTTAGGTTATGCTTGTAGAATTGATGACGTTGCAAATGAGTTAGGAATTAAAGCTTGGACAGGTGGGACAGCTCCATTAGTAAATCCAAACCTAAATTTAATTACTTTACCGGGATTAAACCCAATCACAGCAACAACCTGTTTAAATGAATATTATTACCAAGTAGGTACCACAATGACCCAATCCGTATGTAGCGCACCACCAAGTCTTATTTTAACAAGTCCTCAGTTCTTAAATGGTCAAACATTAGCTCAGTCGGTAAGACATCCAATCTGTCCTCCAGGTCAAAATTATAGTGTTGGATTAGATTGGTTTATAAATAACTTAAACACAAATGATGTTATCAGTTATAGTTTATTAATGGAAGATATTAACGCACCTGGATCAAGTCCTAGTGGATATTTTGTTCATTGGAAAGTAATAAATATCCCACCAACTCAAACATCAATTAATTTATGGACATCAGGACTCTCAGGATGGCAAGCAGGTGCGTCTATACAACAAACAGATTGGTTCCCAAATGCGGTTAATCCAAATGGTTATGGTGGAACTTGTCCTCCAAATCATACATACAGAATATCTATTACGGCATTTATAACACCTGCAGCTGGTGGTGGTACGATAACAAGTAATTTACTTACATTTATTAGTAGTTAAAATTAAAGAAAAAAAAACAAACATTAAAAAATGAATTATGATTTTAATTTTATTGGTTTTTATAACTCAAAACCTTCTTGGGTTGGGTATGATAACACAACTCCATTAACAATTAGATGGAATAATCTTGGTTATTGGGAAATGATCGGTTGGGAGGGTATCTTCTGTGGACAACCAAGATCAACAGATAGTGACTCTTTTCCTGATACAGGATGGTTTATTTATGATCCAACTGATAGTTGTTCAGATGCGTCTTTTGATGTAACAATTGGTGAATGTCCATTACCGGGAGTCGCAGTATTTCAATCTTGTTGTGACCCTAGTATATATATACGAATAGATAATATCCCAAGTACTTTTTTTCCTATAACCACTAATTCATATTATTTATCTTCATTATTATTTAATGGGTGTATAACTAACGTTTCTCCATCCACGCCAGCATCAACTCTAATATCATATACTGATGATTTGGCAACCTTAATAGAACAATTGGGTGATTGTTCCGTATGTTTATTAGAAGAACCTTGTCCAACACCAACCCCTACAGTAACACCAACTATGACAGTAACACCGGGACTACCTCCAACACAAACACCAACACAAACTTCAGGGTTATTACCAACACCAACACCCGTTTGTCCGATATGTGCAACGGTTAGTGCTTTACCTGGTTTAGGATCTTCAACAACAATTAATGGTGTTACAGTAACCGCCTCAGGTTTTGGTGATATTCTAACAGATCCAGGGGGTAGTTTTGCTTGGTGCATGATACCACTCGGATCAGCAACTAATACCGCATTTTTAGGGTCCGCATCATTTTTATCATCGCCATTTACTTATATTTTAAATTTTAGTTCACCGGTTAATAATTTAGTAATAAGATTAATTAATTATAGTTCACCACCAGGTTTCGGATCTGAATCATTTACGTTTACCACAAATAGTGGTAACCCTGTTTTATCTTCTTGTGATTATTGTTGTGCTACAATTATTGGAAATGTTGTTACATCAATTTTTTGTCCGATTTTACCAGGAACTAATGATGGTGGCGGTACGTTCACAATTTCAAATATATCTACATTTACCACTTTAACCATAACAGGACCAGGTGGTTATGGTGGTACCATTGTTGACATATGTTCAGATTCGGTTCAACCACCCGTATCACCAACACCAACACCAACTGTTACACCAACATCAGGATTATTACCATCACCAACACCAACAAATACTCCAGAACCAATTGATGCGAACTGTTTACCTTTAATAATGACAAGGTTAGATACATCTTCTCCGGCTTCTGTCGGTTTATATTCTTATAATCCAACATCAAATATAACAACATTACTAAATTTACCCAATTCTTTAAATGTATTAGGTCAATCTATGACAAATACATCAACAAAATTATGGATATGTCAAGACGCTTCTCAAGGAATAAGAGAATGGGATATTACGTTAAGTCCTTGGAATGCAGTTTGGTCTAGGGACATTGCATCTCCAAGTGCTATTCCAGGGTTAGGTTGGTTGGCAGGTGCATTATGTGTATATAGGGATCCAATAACAAATATAGTCAACCCTAACTTATTAGTATCCATGGGATTTAGTAGTACAGGTTTTGACATTGTTTTAGTGGACATTAGCGGAACTGTTTGGTCTAAAACTTCATTATTTCAATTAAGTACTTTATCAGCTAATAGACAAATTACTGAAGTTGTTATGAACAACAACGGTAAAATGATTACAATAGGACTTGACACATCAACATTACAAAAATACGTTACTCAATTTCAATATATTGCAGGTTCTTGGCAGGTACAACTCGACATTCTAATTTCAATAACAACTACTATACAATCATTTTTCCAATGGAATAATTTATTTTATATAGGAGGATTTCCTGGTAATGAACTTTGGTCAATATCAAATGTATCTCCGTATACAACTTCATTACTTGGAAACTTTTTGCAGAGTAGGTCTTTTGATTCAGGGCAAAGTCCTGAATGTATTGATTTGGAGTTTATACCTCCATATGTTACACCAACACCAACTGTAACACCAACTGTTACCCCAACAGATCCTCCACCAACACCAACACCAACACCTCCACCATTACCTTGTGATTGTGATCAAGAAACTCTTTTACCTGCAATAGGCAATAGTATTATGTATTCAAATGGTCTTACAATTTCCGCAACTGGTACAGGATCTGTTGCAATTTATCCATCTCCATCTTGTTCGGAAATTTATTGTGGTTTTTGTGCGATCCAAAATTCGATTTACATTGGTGGGAGTGGTCCATTCACATATACATTAAATTTTAGTTATCCAGTTAATGATTTTAAAATTTTTTTAGTTGGATATAATGTTGGAGAATCTTTTACTTTAACAACTAACACAGGGAGTAATACTCCCAATATTAATTTATGTTCAGGATGTTGTGTTTCAATTTCAGGAAATGTAATTACCGCCTCTAATATAAATAGTGATTGTGATGGCGGGGTAGTAGGTTCAGGTCTATTCAACATAAACAACTCACTTCCTTTTACATCTTTAACAATATCAGGACCAGGTGGTGGATCTGGTTCAGTATTAACATTTTGTGATTCCGTACCAGAAAATATTATTTGTTTAGAAAGATGTAATGTTTTATTTGTTGCATTAGATGCGAGTAATGTTAGTTTGGATGTTTATTCTTATGATATTACAACTAATATCCCAATTTTTTTAACACCATTTTTTAGTGGGTCATATCCATCACTTTCAATTTATGGAATTGCACACACATCTAATAAAATCTTTTTACAAACTGTTGTTTCTATACCTGGAGGGACCCAATGGGTTATTTATGAGTACGACTACCAACCATGTCCTTTTAGTGCAACATTTAATAGAATTATAACAATTCCACTTCCTATTGTTATGGGTAGCGGATTGACGGCAAAAAGTAATTCCACATTAATTGGTAGTATTACTGTTAGTTCAACGATTACAGAAATAGTAGAATTTGATATTACGACAACAACAGCATCATTATTAACTTTAATTACATTACCTCCAAATGTTCAAGTTTTTGAGGATTTAATGTTTACAACAACATCTCCAAGTAAACTATTAGTTAATGTAGGTATGGGTTTTGGTGGTTTTTTTGGGATAAATCAGTATGACTATACTACTTTATCATTGGATGTTTATGTTCCTTTTAATCCTTTTACTATATTTAACACTTATGGTTTATTTACTGATAATAGTCAGATATATTTTACCGGAGACGGTCAAAACCCTATTGGTCCATTATGGAACATTAACCAATCTCCTCCATACCCATTTACTTTAGTTCAAAATTGTGGGCTTAGAGTATATAACGCCTCAAGCATTCCAGAATGTAACGATTCATTGTTATATCTTAGTGGATCGACACCAACTCCAACACCAACACCAACGGTTACTCCAACTGTTACCCCAACAGATCCTCCTCCGACACCAACACCGACACCAACACCAAATTGTCCTGACTGTGAAGAATTTGCAAACTTACCATTTATTTATGAATTTTTAAATAATCCCGGAGGATCGGTTACTACGGCATCGTTAACATATTCTAGTGGTATGGTAATAACTTCAACAGGATTTGGTAATTGGCCAGCATATGCAGGTGTTTATACTTGTTCCCCTTCTTTTAACATATCTAGTCCGGTATTTGGATTAGGTGCTCAACCAAGTACTCAGTGGCCAATTCCACCTCCCGCAATAGTAACATATTCATATACAATGACATTTAGTATTCCTGTTACCACTGTCACTTTAAGAATTTCCTATATTAGAACATCTGGAAATCCCCCATATACTGCTCTTAGTACTGCAATGACTTTTACCACTAATATTGGAAATCCACTTATCACATCATGTGATCACTGTTGTTCAACTATATCTGGAAATGTAATTCTTGGTGGAACTGGTGGTAGTGATTGTTTTACTTTTATAACAACAACAGGTTTAGGTGCGGGAGTATTTACCTTTAGTAACTCATTACCATTTACATCGTTAACTGTTATAGGAAATAAAATACGAGCTTCACAAACTTTAGAAATTTGTGGGATTGGTTATGTTATTGATCCGACAACACCAACACCAACACCAACAAATACTGTAACACCAACAAAAACTCCAACAAATACACCAACTCCAACAAATACACCAACAAATACACCAACAGGAACTAACCCACCACCAACGCCAACTCCAACTCCAACAAATCCACCCCCACCAACCACAACACCAACACCAACACCAACAATAACTATAACTCCCACACAAACAAAAACACCTACCCCAACAAAAACTGTAACTCCAACAAAAACACCAACACCTACTCCAACACCAGTATTTGTAACATATTTAGTTCTTGATTGTTGTACTAAGTCAATATTTAGATACGTTAATTTACCATCAACATTTACACCTGGAAATGTGATTATTGGTACCGATTTACAATGTTATGAGGTAATTACATTACAAATAGGAGCAATAAGTTTAATATGGAATAATACCACATCCGTAAACTGTGATACTTGTATATCAACCTACCTTTGTGTAACCCCAACACCAACCCCAACAAAAACTAAGACTCCAACCCCAACGGTAACTAAAACTCCAACATTGACACCGACTAAAACAACAACTCCAACGGTAACCCCAACTAAAACGGTAACCCCAACCTTAACAAAAACCCCAACCCCAACCTTAACAAAAACCCCAACCCCAACTCCGAGTTGTTTTTACTATAGGATTAATAATACTAATGCGACAAAAGAAGTTTCTATAACATTTACACCGTGTTGTATTACCGAGATTTCACCTCTGATTATCGGTCCAAGTGGAGTAGCAACTATTTGTTCATCTACAGCACCTTCACTTCCCGCTGGTGTGACATCAATTTTATTGGGTCCTTGTCCAACTTGTTAAAAATAATTTGACACATAATTATTTTTTTCATATCTTTGTTTAACAAAGGTGAATGTCGTTATACACGGCAGCCAATATACCAAATTTAAAACATATGATATCACAAGAAGAAATTAAAAGTTTCTTGGAGGGGAATGACCCTGAACAGCACATAGTTGCGGTAGAGTTTGACTATGCTTCAGACCACATTTTTAAAATTAAAGAAGTACCGGGAAAAGGTAAAGTTATTCAACAAGATTCACTCATAGCATTTGCGTGGGTAGGTGATTTACATGGTCTTAATTTTTATGAAGGATCGAAATCTCTACAAAAACAAGCAATGGGTAAGTACGGTATTCTAATAGAAAAACTCCGAACAGACAATAGTAAACAATTAGAAGAAGGATTAACATTCATAGTTAAATCAATTAAAGGTTATCGATCATTAATACAATTCTTTCGTGAAGGGGGAATTGATCCATGGGGAGAAAAAACAAAAGACAAAATATTAATGGTGTCTCCGGTAGAACAATACCTCATCTCAAAAGAAAAAAGATTATTTAAAGGATTTGAAGAATATAATGATATCACAAGGTTTGTATTTGACCTTGAGACTACCTCTTTAGAACCAAGAGATGGTAGAATATTTATGATTGGAATGAAAACAAATAAAGGTTTTCAAAAAGTTATTGAATGTTCAAATGAAGATGAAGAACGATCAGGTATTGTTGAATTTTTTAGAACAATAAACGAAATTAAACCTTCAATTATTGCGGGATATAACTCAGCAAACTTTGATTGGTTTTGGATTTTTGAAAGATGTAAGGCATTAAACTTAGATATTAAAAAAATATCATTTTCATTAAATGGTAAAAAAACAATATCTCAAAGAGAGTCAATGTTAAAATTGGCAAATGAGGTTGAGAAATTTAATCAAGTTCAAATGTGGGGATATAATGTAATTGATATCATACACTCAGTTCGTAGATCACAAGCAATCAACTCAAACATTAAAGAGGCAGGTTTAAAATATATTACCAAGTATATTGATGCTGAAGCAAAAGATCGTATCTATATTGACCATACAAGTATTGGTTCAATGTATGCAGAAAAAGATGAATATTGGTTAAATACTGATAATGGTAAATATAAAAAAGTTGGTATTGACCCAAAGGTTGATGAGATATGTGTAAGACGGGGAGATGTTTACCTTAAAACAACTGGTGATGATATTGTTGAGAGGTATCTTGATGATGACCTTGAGGAAACATTAATTGTGGATGATGAGTTTAATCAAGCAACATTTTTATTATCATCATTGGTACCAACCACATATGAAAGAGCATCTACAATGGGTACCGCAACTCTTTGGAAAATGGTAATGTTGGCTTGGTCATATAAATATGGGTTAGCAATTCCTAAAAAAGGAGAAAGAAGAAATTTTGTTGGTGGTCTATCACGTTTACTTAAAGTAGGTTATTCTAAGGACGTATTAAAACTTGACTACTCATCACTATACCCATCCATTCAGTTAGTTCATGACGTGTTTCCTGAGTGTGATATAACAGGGGCGATGAAGGGATTATTAACTTACTTCCGTAACTCTCGTATTATGTATAAGAATTTGGCTGCAGAGTATAAGACGATTGATAAGAAGAAATCAACATCATTTGACCGTAAACAATTACCAATTAAGATCTTTATCAATGCGTTCTTCGGATCGTTATCGGCACCACAGGTATTTCCGTGGGGAGATATTGATATGGGGGAACAGATTACAACTACAGGTAGACAATATTTACGACAAATGTTAAAGTTCTTTAGTAAACGAGGATATAGTCCTCTTGTCTGTGACACCGATGGTATGAACTTCTCATTACCTGAGGGTGGTGTTGATGGACGTGTTTATATTGGAAAAGGAAATAACTGGTTAGTTAAAGAGGGTAAAGAATATCGTGGTTATGATGCCGATGTTGCGGAGTTTAACGATATATTTATGAAAGGTGAAATGGGTCTTGATTGTGATGGTACTTGGGATTCGTGTATTAACTTAGCTCGTAAGAACTACGCAACTATGGAACAAAATGGTAAAATAAAATTTACCGGCAATAGTATCAAATCTAAAAAGATGCCAAAATATATTGAGAAGTTCTTAGATAAGGGGGTTAAACAATTACTTAATGGTAACGGTAAAGAATTTATTGAATGGTATTACGAATATATACAAAAGATATTTGACGAAAAAGTTCCATTGGCTGAAATTGCTTCTAAATCAAGAGTTAAATTAAGTGTAGAGAATTATATTAAACGTAGTAAACAAACTACCATAGCAGGTAATCTAATGTCTAGACAAGCACACATGGAACTTATTATAAAAGATGGTATACAGTCAAATCTTGGAGATACAATCCTATATGTAAACAACGGAACAAAAGCTTCTCATGGTGACGTTCAAAAAATTAATAAACCAAATAAAGGTTGGTCACAGGAACAGATATCCGAACACATTAAAAGTTATGGAGTACCCCTAAAAGATTCAATGGAATCATTTGTACAACTTAATTGTTATAGAATTAATCCATCTGATTTAGAAAATAATCCTGAGATGTTAGGAAGTTATAATATTCAAAGAGCAATTGCAACATTTAATAAACGAGTTGAACCTCTTACAATAGTTTTTGATGATGAGGTTAGAAAAACATTATTAGTTAAGAATCCAGAGGATAGAAGTTTTTATACAACAGACCAATGTAAATTAATTAATGGTAAACCATTTAGTCCTGAAGACCAAGATGATGTTTATGAAAATTTAATGAAAATGGAACAAGGTGAAATAGATTTTTGGGATAAAGTTGGTATTGACCCTAATTACATATATGAATTTGCGGAGCCAGGATGGGAACAATACCTATAAGTTTCTTAAATGATGAGGTTTTAAGACATCTTCAACCCGTCTGAAGATAGTATTATCCAATTTCCTTCTACAAACTGAAACTGTACACAAGCCCCCCAATCTAATTGGAGTTCATCCCATTCCTCATCAATTTTACCAATGTCAGGTAATAACCTAACATTTGTCAATGCTTTTATAATAACTTTTGAATTTTTTGTAGAATCTAAAGTTATTGTTGTTTCGTTAATGTTTTTTGCAATAATTAATTTTTCACCATTAGAAGTGTATTGTAGTTCGGAAACAATTTTATAATCGGGGACATATACTTGAGTTGTAACTTGAGTTGTAACTTCACCTTTTATTATTGTTTTTCTTTTCGGGATATTAATTATTGATACCATTTATATAACATATATTTGTCTTGGCATTGCTCTAAACTTAAGTGATTTATTTAAGTTTTCTGCAATTAACGCTTCTCTTTCCATTACTTTTTCAGGTTTTAATCTTGTCAACCTACCTTCAGGTCCTGTAAGTTCATCTATTAGTTTTGTTTTTTCATCTTTTGCCTCAGTTGCTAAAGAAGTGTAATCCATTGTTAATTCAGAATCGGGGGTTTTAATGTTACCACTAAATTTACCTCGAACTCTTGCTAATGTTTCTTTACAATATGCCGTAAACCATCTACGAACCCAAACCTGTGCCGGATTATTTAGATCAACCCAAGACATTTGTTGGAATGGTACATCTGATGGCATTTGAATTATATCAGGATTATTTTTTAAACAATTGTCTTTATCCTCTTCACAAGCATCATAATACCAATACCAAACTCTACCTTTCATTAATGTACCATTACCGAAGTCAAATTTACCTCCAGGTGTATTCATTAAGTGAATTGCTTTTTTACCTTCAGGTAACGCTGTAACCCTATATGTTAAATCACCTTGGATTATTCTTCTTTGTATATTAATTTCTTGCATTCTTAATAACATATCAAACGCTGGCATCATAAAGTAACTACCCGCCATGTTACCCATTTGAGTAAATCCACCCGGTCCTCCTAATCCTCCACCGGCAATTCCACCAAAAGTCCACGGATCTATTAACGTATTATTTAATTCTGCGGGAGAAAACCACAGTAATTCGTTAAGTTCTCTACACGCAGGTATTTCATATATTTGTTGGTTACCAACTAATTGAATGTAATCTTTCTTTAAAACATAGTCACCACCAGCTTGTAATCCTACAATTTTAGAATAGGCATATGTGTATCTTGTTTCATAATCTAAACTTTTAGAGATAAATGCTTTTGCTAATGATTGTGTTTCAACATTTAAACCCCAAAGATTAGACCATTGTGATTCTATTAACCAATCTTGTATATATTGTGAATAATCATCAATAGAAAATTCTAACAATGTATCCATTTGTTCGTCTTCTAACTCAACACTACGAAGAGGAGCACCTAATAGGTGACGAATTCTTGTATATAATTTACTTCTTTCTGGTTCTGAAATTATTGACATAGTTTTTATTTATAAATATCTTATTTTTTAGTTCTCAACAAATATAACTCATTAACAAATTCCCAATTTACATAATTCCAAAAATTTCTAATGTATTCATCTCTTTTATTTCTATATCTTAAATAATATGCGTGTTCCCAAACATCAAGACCTAATAAAGGATAACCACCGTCTTTAACAACACTCATCATTGGATTGTCTTGGTTGGGTGTTGACATTATTTTTAAAGTATTTTTTTTTGTTAAAATTAACCAAACCCATCCAGATCCAAATCTATCTTTGGCGGTTTGATTAAATTCATCTTTCATTTTTTTTATATTACCATATTGTTTTGTGATCTCGTCAAATATTTCACCACTTGGTTTTTGTTTTTTTGGTGATAACATTTTCCAAAACAAAGCATGGTTAAATGCTCCTCCGGCATTATTTCTAATTACCGTATCATATTTTCCAATAGATTTAACAATATCTTCTAACTCAACATCACCATAATCTTTTTTTGATAAAGCGTCATTTAATTTTTTAACATACCCTTTATAATGTTTATTATAATGAATGTTCATTGTTTCAGGGTCAACAAATTTATTTATTGATGAATATGAATAAGGTAGTTTATCAATACCAATTTTTTTCATCTCTAATATAAAATTTTCACGTATATTTTCTTTTTCAGATAATATAATTTGTTCATTTATTAAATTTATTTTTTTTCCAATACCAACTAAACCTTCATACATAAATTTTTCATATTTAGGGAAGTCACGTTCAAATTTTTTAATAACCGATCCGGCTTCAGAATTAGCTTCATCTTCATTTTGACCACCAATATCTTGACCTCTTTTCATACCTTTAGTTGTTCGTTGCCATTCGTGTACCCATTCATGAGCCAATGTCCTACAAACATCACGATTTAATCGACCTTTAGTTAAAATTTTAAGTTCTGAATTTTCTGTTCTACTTCCAGTTGACATTTCACCATTTCTTTCCCCTAAAAACATAATTGTAATATTGTTTTTAATTGGGTATTTTTTTTGTAAATATTTTATAAAATCTTCCATTAAAGTTTTATCTTCTTTGGACATATCACATTTAATGTGTTTAATTGTTGCTTTCATTATTTATAAATATCATATAAAATAAAAAACCCACCTGTGTGGTGGGTTTATAATATTATTTTTACTAATACGGTTTTTAATCTAAATAACCTAATATAGTTGCTTCACCATTTAAACATTCAATTAACGAATCAACTTTTTCTGGATCCATGTTTGGTTCCATTTCTTCATAAATATCATCTATACATGTATTAAATTCTTCTTTATTACTAATTAATTGACAACTTTCAGGTACATACTCTTTATCAAATTCAGATAAAGTGTTAAAACATTCTTTAAGCCCATCAGTAAAAGAATTATTATTATCTTCTGATGATAAAAACCCTAAACTTGATGCTTTTCCCTGTAAACAATTAAATAATTTGTCAAACTCAGATACCTTACTTCCCATTCCCTGTATTGCTAAATTTATTTCATTTTTACATTCTATAAATTCATCCCTATTTGTAACTGATTTACAACTTTCAGGTATATTTTCATTAGTTAAACCAAATGAATCAAAACATTCTTGAAATTCCTCAATATTTTCAAATAATAAACCTTTTTGTTTTAAATATCTTTGTTCAACAAGTAAATTAACTTGTTGAGTTTTTCTAATTTTAGTTTGACTTCTACTATTTGACATTAATTCTTCTTTTATTTTCCTTAAGACTTGCGTTCATAACTGGGTTACTTATTTTATTAGCAACACAAGTAAAAAATTTCACAGCGTCTTCAGGTTTTTTATTTAATCTTACTAATTCAGACGCACATTTAAACCCTTTCATGAGATCTGTTGGTATTTTTCCATTAGTAATTACCTCCATACCTAATTCCAAACAAGTTGGAAGATTAGCCATATCACTTAATGTTAATACTTCTGTTGCACAACTCATAATTTCTTGGGGAATATCACCGTCAATTTCCTTAATAACTCTTCTAATTAATTTAGATAAATCAGCTTCGGTTAATCTTATTGTTTTTTTCATAATATATTTGTTTTTTTATAAATATAACGACAATTGTAAAAAATTTTTATTTATTATAAATACACTTTGCTGTTTCAGTTGTAAGATTTGTATAATATCTAGCTTTATCAAAAAAGTCCATGTTTTTAGTTTTTTCGTCTATTATACTTTTAGCCCCTGCAAGACAACTTTTAAGATTTGTCATTGTTTGTCCTGATTCTGTATTTAATGTTTTACAAGAACTAATTTTTTCAAGGTCAGTTAACTTTAATTGTGATGCTGTTGCAACACACGATAAAACACCACCAATCTTTGAATTTTCTTCTCTTATTACTCGTCTAACAATACGAGCTAAATCAGATTCCGTTAATCTTATTGTTTTTTTCATAATATATTTATTTTTATATAAATATAACAACAACAATAATATTATCTTTTTTTATTTATAATGTCTAAAATTTCTTCAACAACGTCTCCACTATTCTCAGGATTTTCATCCCCCATTACAGTTCTGATAATTTTTTTTTTACGATTTAGGATATCATATATTGCTCCTTCAATTGTGTTTTCATATAATGGATAATACACAAGTACATTAGATTTTTGACCATAACGATATGCTCGATCTTCTGCTTGAGCATGTTCTGCAGGAACAAAAGATAAGTCATTCATAATAACAACCTCAGCGGCGGTCAAAGTTAAACCAACACCTGCAGCTTTTAAGTTACCAACAAATACTCTAATCTTTTCGTTATCTTGAAATTCATCAACAGCATGTTGACGATGAGGTTTAGAACAACTACCATCCAAATAAACCGCTTGTTTACCAAAATGTTGATAAATCGTTTGTAATGTGTCAGTAAAGTTTGTGAAGATAATAACCTTTTTACCTTGTTCAATAATATTTTCGGCAAACTCGATTGTTTGTTTTGTTTTTTCGTTTGAAATAACTTTTCTAACTTTCATTAATTTAGAAAATTGAACAGTAAGAGAAGACGATTCATCTTTTTTATTATCAAACCAATTATAATATTCCCCCATCAGTTCTTCATATTCTTTTGATTTCAAACGAAGATATACAGGAGAAATAATTTTATCAGGAAGATCCAACACATCTTCTTTTAACCTACGAAGAATTTGTTTTGAAGTTCTATCTCTTAATTCCTCCAAATTAGATGCTCCCGTTACATTCCAAACTTTTCTTCTACCTGCCATAAATTGATATCCTTGACAATAACGAATAGCGTAAGCCATCCAATTTTGAGCAACAGGAGATTCAATAATATTTAATAGGTTATAATAGTTCATTGGTCTAGAAGTCATTGGAGTTCCCGTTAATAACCAAACCCTTTTAATGTTTTTAACAAAATGATTTATGATTTTTGTTCTTTGTGCTTGAGGATTTGAGATCATGTGAGCTTCATCTAAAATAACAAGGTCAAAATTTGATTGATCTAATAAAGACTTATTTTTATCCGTTGTATTGTGAAAATTTTTTAGGATATCATAATTAACAATAACAAAATCAGATTCAGTTGAAAATTTCTTACCTTCCGAGATATAAACAGGTCTATCTGAATAATTTTCAATTTCACGTTGCCAGTTAATCTTTAATGATGCGGGACATATAATTAATATTTTTTTCGCACCAGTCTCTAACGCAGCAATGATTGTACAAGTTGTTTTACCCAACCCCATATCATCAGCAAGAATAAATCTTCTTGATCCCGCCAATTTTTCTATTGCTTCTTTTTGATGTTGTAGTGGGGGTCTATGACTGTATTTAGAATAATCTACCTCAACTACCTCAACATTGTGAGTCTTTATTAATGATGATTTAGGAACCCAAAATTCTGTTAAAGGATCATTTTCAAAGAACTTACCCCAAATATGATACGATTTTTCTTTCTCAACTAATAATTTCTCAATGTAAATTTTTTCAGGAGTTTCCATAAAATATCTTTCCTCAGCAAACTTCTTCGCAAAATAAGTATCAAGATCAACCCACTTACGAGCAACCTTAGGAACTGTGTCAAAATAATTTATAATGTAATCTGATTGAGTTCTTGTTGGGTAAAACTTTTTATTATTCTCTTTTTTGGTTTTTAGATACAATATATGATTATTGGCCCCCGAGTATGAGTCTAATAATTCTAACGCTTTATGTTCTATCAATGATTGATTAATATCCAAAATTCTCTTTTTATTAAAAATAACAATAAAAAAGATATTTATCAATAAAAACCGTAATTATGGCTAATAAAATTCCTATTACAAGATTGGGTAAATTTTTCGGAGAGAACGATTTTGACCTTGATATTTCAATGGGAGAAGAGTGGTTGATTGGTGATATGAATTTCACTTGTGTGTTATATCGTATAGATAGGCAAAAGACAAAAACAGATGATGTCTATGGTGAAACCGTTTCGGACGGTATTAAATTTTTACCTCCAATTGAATTTAATGCGTTTGTTCAAGTATCGGCACCTGAAAATAAAATGATGGGGTCAACAAGAATGGATCAAATGGAGCCAGGGAATATTAGAGTTTCTGTTTATCAAAAAACTTTAGATAATTTAAATGTTGATATAAATTTTGGGGATTACATTGGTTACTATGAAACTGAAACTTTGGTAAGGTACTATACGGTTAATAATGATGGTCGTGTTGTGTCAGATAATAAACATACCTATGCAGGATATAAACCATTTTATCGTACAATAAGTGCGTCTCCTGTTGGGCCAAATGAATTTAAAGGATTATGAAAATACTATTAAAAGAATCACAAACTAATGAATTAATATCTTTTATAAAAAAAGACCCTAATTTATTAATAAAAAAACAAGTTAAAGTTTATTATGATATTACAAGACATATGTTTTCTGTTACATTTTCTGGTATTGTTGTATTAAAGGCAGATTACGTTAGATTAAAAAATGTTAAATTTTTAGTGGGGGAAAAGGGAAAAGAAAAAGTTAGGTCAGTAAAACAAAAAAATGTTCATGCTTATGTTACTGGAACATTGATTGATTATTGTGAATATCCTTGTGAGGATATACCAAGTCCTGAAGGAAATGTTGTTATTAAATATAATCCTTATTTTGACGACTCATTTCTCATAAAAAAAACAAAAGAACCAATTTTTAGTGCTGATGAGGTTGAAATGATAAATTTAGATGATAAAATATTTTTAGTTAATTAATTATGGGATTTCCAAAACAAATAAAAAAGACAATTCCTCTTATTAATAAAAAAATCTTGACACCAAGAAGACATGAGATTGCGGAGATGATTTCAGAGGATGGAACCTACCTTCCAAAATCTTTGTTACATGCAGATTTAGATCGTGGATTTTTAGATTTTGTTAGAGATGAATTAAGATGTGTTGTTGATGGAAAAGTTATTCCCGCAATTGATATTTTAATTACAACACAAAATTGGTCTCAGTTTGTTGAAACTTGGGATTTCCAAAATATTGATAAAAACGCAGAACCCCCCTTTATAACAACAATTAGAACCCCTGAAGTTAAGTTTGGTACAAATCCGGCATTAAGGTACAATATACCAAATAGGAAACAATATTATTATGCTAAGGTTCCAACATGGGATGGACAAAGACATGGTATGGACATTTATAAAATACCACAACCTGTTCCTGTTGATATAACATATACAGTAGTTATACTATGTAACAGAATGAGAGAATTGAATAAATTAAATCAAATTATTCTTGAAAAATTTTCTTCTCGTCAAGCGTATCAAGTAATTAAAGGTCATTATATTCCAATTGTTATGAACGATATTACTGATGAATCAACATTAGATTTAGAAAAAAGAAAGGTTTATATCCAAAAATACACATTTACTTTATTGGGATTTCTTATTGATGAAGATCAATTTGAAATATCTCCAGCAATTACAAGAGTTTTTCAAATATATGAAACCGATGTAAAAATAAAAAAGAAAAAACAAAAAAAGGAAACCCCTAATCCACCATCAGTAAAAAGATATGATTTTGCCACAGGTATTACATCAAACGAAGTCACTGAAGTTTTTGATTACACTGTTAATTTAAAATTTGTTGATAGTGATAACGTATCAAACGGAACTCCTCCGTCAGGATATGACGTTTATATAAATGGTCTTTATTATGGTAATGATGTAAGAGAGATACAAATTAATACTGGAGATACACTAAAAATAATTATTTATAAACAATTCCCAAATGATACATCGTTTTTAATTTTTAATCAGGAATTACTATAATTAGTCTTCACCGTATACATCTTTTTTTTCTTTACATTTTTCCATAATTAAATTTTCTAAAAATCGATACATTTTTATTCCTCGTTTATCACAATATTTTTTTAACACATTGTGGACCTCGGGGGAAATCTTTAAATTTTTTATCTTCTTAGTGTCATTATCCATAGGTAGAATAAAGGTAGAATAAAATCATACCAATTATAAATAGTTTCAAAGAAGTAAAGTTTTTGCGAAAAAAACTAATATTTATATAGAAAATAAAATAACTAAATAAAAAAAGACAATGGCAAACAGTAAAGTATTTGTATCGCCGGGAGTATACACTTCTGAAGTAGATTTAAGTTTCGTAGCACAAAGTGTTGGTGTTACAACCTTAGGTATTGCGGGAGAAACATTAAAAGGACCCGCTTTTGAACCAATTTTTGTAAGAAATTACGATGAATTTCAAAACTATTTTGGGGGTACTTCACCCGAAAAATTTATTAACACACAAATCCCTAAATATGAGGCGGCATACATTGCGAAATCATATTTACAACAATCTAATCAATTATTTGTAACAAGAATTTTAGGTCTTTCAGGTTATGATGCTGGACCATCTTGGTCAATCTTAACTGAAGCAAATGTTAATTGTTCAACAATTGATGTTAATTGTTTTAGTTCAGTGACCGTAAATTGTGAACAACAATGTGTTATTCCTTTGGAGTTACCATATTCTGTTGATTTTACGGGATGTACGGATTCAACTTCTAGTATTGAATATATGACACACTTCCCTCAGGAAATATTGGATTTATTGGATGTGAGTTATGAAACTCCACAAGGAGGAACATCAACTTTGGATAGTAATATAAAAGAATTAATTTTTAATGTAATAACAAATTCAAACCCATTAATTGCGGAAGACCAATATATTAGTTATTTTGGTAGTGTTGATGATAATGATTATAATGCGTTAACGGTTAATGGATCATACACCGCAACAACAAACGTTTATGGTGTACCGTCAATACCTTTTAGTGGAAATAATTTATGTGATGGAGCAAACACATCGTGGTATTATTCATTATTTGATAATGTTGGTGGCGGAAGTTATACAGGATTCTCATTTTGGTCAATTGTTACTGGTGTAACTAATATTACTCCAATTACAACAACCACAACCGCACCAACAACAACATCAACAACAACCGACCCTTGTGTTATTCCTGTTCCAACAACAACAACAACAACAACAAGTCCTATTCCTGTTGAGTGTTTTTCAGGATCAGTAATGGGCGTAATTTATTATTATACAGGAACATCATATACAGAATATGATGATATGGTTGTGGCAACATTTAGATCAAGAGGTATATCAACATATTCAAATGGTAATAACCCAATTTATGAAGTATCTAATTTGGCAGACGTAGTTTTAGATATGACAGGACAATATTCTGGTGTATTACAAAACCCATATCTACCATTTGGTGTTAATGTTACTAATAAAGATGGTGTTAATTTTAACTTTGAAACGTCTTTTGCAACAAGTGACTCACAATATATAACAAAAGTTTTTGGTACGGATAATTTTGGTAAACCAAGAACAGTGGTTCCTTTATTTGTTGAAGAAAGGTTTCAGGCTTTATTAAACTATGGTTGGAGAAAAGGATTTATTAGAGGATTAAATCCAACATTAGTAGATTTAAATTCTGCACAAAGTAATGCTTCGGATTCTATTGGTTGGTATTTAGATAAATACCAAACACCAAGTTCTCCTTGGGTAGTATCTGAACTTAGGGGTACAAAAGTTTATAACCTATTTAAATTTTACACAATTTCAGATGGTGATTCAGCTAATTATGAAATAAAAATATCAATTGGTAATATTTCGTTTTCAAATCAAACATTTGATGTGTTTATTCGTGATTATTATGATACGGATTCAAATCCAGTTGTGATTGAGAAATTTACTAACTGTAGTATGGATCCAAGTCAAAATAATTTTATTGCAAAAAAGACAGGTTCATTAGATGGTGAATACCAACTTAATTCTAAATATGTTATGGTAGAAATGAATGAAGATGCTCCTGTTGATGCACTTCCTTGTGGTTTTGATGGGTTTAATTTTAGAACTTATGGTACCGCAACATCACCATTTCCTGTTTATAAAACAAAATACGATTTTCCTGGAGAAGTTATCTTTAATCCTCCATTTGGAACACCAATTCAAAGTGGTGGAGATAATGTTAGAAGAACCTATTTAGGTATTTCTAATAATAATAGTTGGGATGGTAATTATTTTGAATATATTGGTAAACGAAATACAATCTCAACTTGTGATATTGAAAGTGTTGATTGGAATTATAAATCAAAAGGTTTCCACATGGATAAGGATGCTTCAGGAATAACTATTTCAGATGCCTTTACAACATCAGGAACATCTAAATTTAATGTAGGGTCGGCAAATTTCTCATCTGAACCTAATAACCCAACAAGTCCTTATTATAGAATTTATTCAAGAAAATTCACTTTATTAGTACAAGGAGGTTACGATGGTTGGGATATATATCGTGAACATAGAACTAACAGTGATAGATATGTTTTAGGAAGAACTGGTTATTTAAATGGAGCGTGTCCTGATAACAGATATCCAAATGCAGTTGGTTGGGGAGCATTCAAACAAATTGCTGTTGGTGATGGTACTCAAGATTTTGCAAATACTGACTACTATGCTTATTTATTAGGAATTCAAACATTCTCTAATCCTGAAGCGGTTAACATTAATGTGTTTGTTTCACCGGGTATTGATTATGTTAATAATAGTGACTTAGTTGAATCAACAATAGACATGATTGAAAATGAAAGAGCGGACTCACTTTATATTACAACAACTCCCGATTATAATATGTTTTTACCAACAACTACAGGTAATGATGGTATTATTTATCCTCAAGAAGCGGTAGATAATTTAGAAACAACAGGAATTGATTCTAACTATACCGCAACTTATTATCCTTGGGTGTTAACTCGTGATAGTGTAAACAATACACAAATATATATACCGGCAACTGCTGAGGTAACTAGAAATTTAGCCTTAACAGATAATATTGCGTTCCCTTGGTTTGCAGCGGCAGGTTACACAAGAGGTATTGTAAACTCAATTAAAGCACGTAAAAAATTAACTCAAGAAGATAGAGACACTCTTTACCAAGGAAGAATTAATCCAATTGCAACCTTCTCTGATGTAGGAACCGTAATTTGGGGTAATAAAACTTTACAAGTAAGAGAGTCAGCTCTTGATAGAATTAACGTGAGAAGATTGTTATTACAAGCTCGTAAATTAATCTCAGCAGTATCTGTAAGATTATTGTTTGATCAAAATGACGAACAAGTTAGACAAGACTTTTTAAACTCCGTAAATCCAATATTAGATGCTATTAGAAGAGATAGAGGTTTATATGATTTCCGAGTTACAGTTTCTTCTGACACAGCAGACTTAGATAGAAATCAAATGACAGGTAAAATTTATATTAAACCAACAAGATCCTTAGAATTTATAGATATTACATTCTATATAACACCAACTGGAGCATCATTTGAAGATATTTAATTATTAAAATGTAAAAAAATAAAAAAAAGGAGGCTAGTTCTCCTTTTTTTTATTACCTTTGTGTTTATAAATATAAAAATAAACACAATGAAAATTAAACCTATTGATTTAATTCCGGCAGTAAAATATTATTCATTTGATTGGGATGATAATTTAATGTATATGCCAACAAAAATTTATCTTTTGAATGATAAAGGTAATAAAGTAGGTATGACCACAAAAGATTTTGCAGAATTTAGAGATATGGTCGGTAAAAAATTATTTAAATATAATGGACATACCATTGTTGGACCAGCAAAAGATGCTTATATCGAGTTCGGTGTTACTTATGACGATCAATTTTTAATTGATGTTATGGTCTCACCAACAGGACCAGTATGGGATGATTTTGTTG